AGATATCGTTTACTTTCTTTTTTAAACCCCCATTTGCTGATCTCAAGATTAGATCTTCTTTCTTTGATGTGTTTTAGAACCCGATTTAAAGTTCTTTGGTCATATTTTAGTCCCATAGTAAATTGTTTTGAGACCACTAAATTACATTTCAATTTTCAATATTCCAAAAAAAATTTGTAATTTTTTTAACTGATTGATTATCAATTATTTATAAACGCATAAGAAGTTCTTTTAGGTGAAATCTCTTTGTAATTTATCATTCTTTGATTTAGTATTTCAATAGCTTCTTTAAACTCTTTGGGTGTATTTGTGTTTGCTTTGCCCTTAGATTGGTTTAATGACCCGCGTCTATATTGTAAATTAATTCTTTTTTTACCGATTGATAGGGACATGTGTATATATAAACCACCAACACCAAATTGTTTACCCATACAGTTCTTCATGATCATACCTTCTATTCTGTATTCATCTTCAGTTAGAATAAATTTTGGTTGATATATTTTGTCGCCAATTTGTATCGGTGCTTGAACATCTAAAATCATTTGTTCTGGAAGTGTATGCATGACCTTATAACCTAATCTAAAGTGTTTTTTATGTGATTCCCAGAGATCTTTTAGAGCAACTAGATCATTAAATGATTTTGATTTAACTTTTAATGATAACCCCTTTTGATTTAAAAAATCTTTCAATGAATATATTTGAGAAATTAGAGTTAGTGGCCCATCATTTAAAACATTATCAACTTCACTATATGTTTGTAAAGATTTTAATATTGCTCTCTTTTCCGACTCATCTTCACAAACATATTTTTTTGTTTTGATCATTGGATCACAGACCAGCGGCAGCCAGTTTATTTCGTGGAAATAATCAACATAATTGTTTCCAAATAAACCACATAAGAACTTTAAGGATCTCATGTTTACTTTTTTATCTACATTAGATAGCGCGCCAATTAATAATCTGGATTTTATTCCCATACTATCCAAAGCGGCTGGTAAAAACTTATTGTCATTTAATTTTAACCATTTCTTTTTTGGATAAATTTGACAAATATCATTATACACATTGTTGTGCCATTTTATTTTTTTTGTTGTTAGATGGTGTTCTAACAACATATCGTATAATGGATTAATAACGTGATCCTTTTCTTGTTCTTTAAATGTATAATCTAATTCTTTCGCGATTAGTTTTAAGATATCAATACACGCTTTTTTATATTTTACACCCCAGAAATTATACCTCTTTTGGCCAGAGTAAAATCCACTATGGGTTAAATCCAATAACAACTCAAAGTTGTTTTTCTTTATATTTGTGTGGGTTTTGTATAAATTGTAAGTATTCTCTTTTTTGTTTATAATTCTATAGATAACAGAAAAGTCCCCGTTTTTGATATTGTAACTTAAAGCGTGTTCATATTTTACAAAGTTTATTCGACCAAATCGCATATATTCAATATCGTACTCAGCAATATAATTTATAAAATTATCATCACTAGATAATTTTAACTTGCATTCGTTCTTTAAATTTTTAGTTTTTTCATATTTTTCTTGTTGGTAATAATATAAAATTTCCATCTACATAATAGTTTTCTAAAATATAGATGGAAATTATCAATTAATAAACCCTAAAAATCTCCGAAAATATTTTCGAATAAGGATTCTTCTTTTGCTTCTATTGTCACACCATTAATGACTAGCGGGATTTTTTCTTTTGAAATAGATTTAATTGAACCTTTAAAGATTTTTATTCTATGTTTTAATTTTTCTAATGCGAACTCAAACCTTTCTGGTGGGGCGGCATTACAAAAATATTTTGATTGAATACAAGACTTGTCAGCAACGTTAAATTCACAAGTTACTCTTTCATGGGCTCTTTGATCACCCTCTCTCAATGAGACAATAATTGAACGTTCTTTATCCGCATAAGAGGCCACACAATGATGCATATGGGAACCTTCTTCAGTATACTCAGAATCAATTTTTAAAATTACTGGGTAATAAGTTTGGAGTAGTTCACCAAATTCATCTTTAAAATAAATTGGTTCTTCAACATGTTTTAGTAGTTTGTTATCAAAACGATACTCAATACTATAACCTTTCTTAATAGCCCTATCTAATTTTGAAAACTCTAAATGTTCATTATGAAACTCTTTAAGAGTTGATGCACGCATTTCTGTGTCAGGTATATGATTTCTTATTTTAATTAAAATATTCAAATGGTCGTTAAACGTCGCAAGTTGATTCCTGACTACATTTTGATTCCTAACTACATTATTTAAGGGCATTTTATCTTTTTCATCGTCATTAGAATTATCTAACTCATTCAAGAATTCATTTAGTAGCTTTAATAAACACTTTCTTTCGGAGTCTTTAATATCATATTCAAATTTTTTTTGCATTTGCTGGTACAAGTCAATACCATAAAAACTAGTTTCATCTCTATCCGAGGGTAGAATAAAAAAATTCTTATTGATGTTATGAATATACTTATGTAGGTTCTGATAACCAAAATATTTTGCTAGCAACAATAATCTACCGATATTAATATGGGGTATTTGATGCAGTAGTTTTATTGTGCTTTTAGACTTAATACCTAACCTATCCAAAACTGATGCGACTAACTTGTTGTCGTTTTTCTTTAAGAACACTTTTGTTGGATACAGTACTTTAAGTAGGTGTTCATAATCATTAGGGACCCCAATTTTATTCATGGAAACAAATGTCTCCATTGTCATTGATAAAACCTTCTTAACAATAGAACGTTCTTCATTTAATATAATGTTTTTGTTGTGTGGAAATTTGGACAACAATGTGTGTGATAATGATTTAATAAACACTTGGTCATCAAAGATGATTCTAGCTTGTTTATTTAACGGATGGTGTTCACCATTATCTTCAGCAAATTGATTTATTAGACAACCGTTGGTGTATCCGAAAAAGGATTTGATAACGGTTTCCAAATGCTCGAAATTATTTTGTCTCATTTTTGGCCTTTCGCCACCCTCATAACTTATGATATTTCCGGTTCTAAAATTTATTTTGAACCCGATAGCCCTTCTAGTTTTTTTAAAAAATTTGGAGTTAACTGTTCTATATTTTTTATGAATATAGAGTCTAACAGACAATGTTTCGTCATCAACGGTTAAGCTTCTTTCTCGTATTTCCGTTCCTACTGAACTAAGTGGTCTTCCAAAATGTTTTAGTAAATGTCTTTCTTTTGTGGTGTAAAATGTACGGTTTTTATCTGACCAATGGTCTAATCTCATCATTTCACCTTCAGGCTTATCACTATAAAGATACTTTGTATTCTTTTTCTTAAGTTCATTTTTATTGGGTAATTTTATATTGAACTTACTCTTTAGAATTTTCCGCACAGTTTTGACAACCTCTTCATCTCCAACCAATTCCGTCACAGCGACCTCTGGATAGAAAAAATCTATATTATCCAATTTAAGATCTAGATCTTGGTGGATGATGTTGTCTTCCCTGTCACTAACCAGACAATAGTCTTTAAATGGTTCGATTTCGTAATATTGGATGCGTTGAGATAAAATTACTTTTTTCATCGATTTTGTGATTTATTATTTTAAAACAAATATAAACAAAATTCTTGATAATTATAAAATATTAAAGAAAATTTTATGGCTAAAGGAAAAGGTGGTGCTGAATCAAAAAAAATCAGCTTCGGTAAAAAAAGATCAGGTAAAGCAAGAAAAGGTTATGGGCCAAAGGACCAAAAACCTAAGAAATACAGGGGTCAGGGTAGATAAATTATTGATCCCCAAACAATATTTGTTGTAGGGTTTGTATCCTGTGTTTCTCTTGTGGGGTATTAGTATTCTTTAGTTTGAGTTTTAAAAGCTCATTCTTAAGATTTTTTTTGTTTTCTTCACTTAGATTCATAGTCCTGTTATTTCAATTATAATTTCTGTTTTATTTTTATGTATCTGATATCCGGAATAACGATTATCCATTTTACAAATCCTATCGAAGTTAAACACAATAACTTCTTTACCATCATACCAACTAACTAATGCGTTTGGGGCATAATCAATTGATAACCCGCCAATTAATTTATCTTCCAGGTATAATTTTCTAACTCTTGGTTCCAGATCTGTTATGGGTATATGGATTGTCATAATAAAGTTAATAAATAATATGATAATTTATAACCAGTAAATGCACCTAGTGCGGATGGGATTGGAAATACTATTAATTTACCAAGATCGGTAACATATTTTGGTCTGTTAACAATCTTACCCATAAAAAAATAATAGGTTAAATAGCCAGTCAATACCGCAACATCTGTCCTGGTTGCGATAAAGACCACTAGTGTAGCACCAATAAATCCGAAGGTGAAATTATCTCTAATACCTTCCCAGATCTCTAACCAAGTTGCATCTTTCCATTCTTTATAAATCTTCTGAGTTTGTTTTTTCATTTTAATTTGATAGTGGCGCTTTAATTTTGACATGAGACTGGTAGTTTATTAACTCAAAACAATCAGGTCTATAACTTTTTAATTTTTCGTCAAGATTCTTTTCACCAAGATGTTTTTTAACAGCTTCATGCAAGTACCAATTTCTTTCTGTTATTTGAACTGTTGGTAATTCATATGGGGTTCTTAATATCTGTTCCTTTGCTTGTTCAATATGGTTTTTGTATAAATGAACATCTCCTAAATTACCAATCAATTCATCGGGAACCATATTCACTTCCTTTGCAATAATCTCCAATAGTAATCCATAAGATGCAATGTTAAATGGTAACCCTAAAAAGGTATCAATCGAACGTTGATTCCACATTAAAGAGATTGCTCGGGTTGGTATTGTATGTTGATATGTTTCGAATCCCATGCAATCTTCTACTATCGGGATTTGTTTTGAGTTCGTTGATTAGGTTTGTGATTTGGTCTATCCCAATGAAGTATTCGTTACTAATTGAGTCGTGTTTTCTTTCACCCCAACTTCTCCATTGTTTACCATAGATTGGTCCTAACTCACCCCATTGTTCTGCAAACTCATCATCGGTTTTGATGTTATGAATAAATTCTTCCTTTGTTAGTGGTGTGAGTTTATCTGAATCACTATACCATTTTTCCATATGTGGTTGCATACCCATAATGTCACCAGATTTGTAACCATCAATAACATCTTCAATTTTTTTAGTATAATTCTTATACGCATCACCATCCCAAATGTGACAATCATAATCTAATAAGAACTTGATATTAGTATCTCCACGAAGAAACCATAGAAGTTCGGCAATCATTACGTTCCAGGCCATCTTCTTTGTTGTGAGTAATGGAAACCCTTCACTCATTTTATGACGAATTTGCCTACCAAACACTGAAAGAGTGCCGGTACCTGTTCTATCTTTTTTTACTATTCCATTATCAAGAATATCTTGTAAGAGTTGTTGGTATTGTTTATCTATATTATTCATAATAAATTACTTATATTTTTTTTATATATTAAATTCAAAAATACATTAGACAACTCAATATGACCCATCTCACCGTAGTGCCCATCATCCACAGAATTTCTTGTTTCCATTCTAATGGTTGTAATATTTCTGAATCTCATCGCATTGATTTTTGATTTGTAAAATGCAGACCAATGAATTACAATGTTTTTTGAAAAAGATCTATTAATTAATTTAATCCATGAATTAACTTCTTCAGTATAATTTTTTTCAAAATCTAATCTATTCACCGCAAGCATATCAAGTAAATCCATATTCATCTGTTCAAACTTACCCAATCTTAAAAATGGGAGTATTGATAACCATTCACCATTTTTTCTCACTATTCTAAATCTATTAATATGCGACCAACCAATTATGATAATATCACCATCTTTTACTTTATCAGCTATGTTACAAACGTTCTCCAAAATGGAATAGTTATCTAAACCACCTTTAGCATTTATAACACATTCCATTTCTAATTTTTCCGCAACAATATTAGTGAAAATTTTTGGTTCATAACCTTTGTATTCGATGTATTGCTCAGCCGCATTATATGGCTTTTCGCCGTATGGGGTGGAAAAACTATCACCAAAGGACCATAAAGTATTCATTATTAATAATTACTTTTCAGTCTTTTTTTATTTTCCCTATCCAACTCACGGGTGTATCTCTCTTTCATTCCAATTATTCTATGGAAATCTTTATACGCGTCTGGATGATAATCTTTTAAATAAGATAACCCAATTTCATATTCGCTTATCACGTTCTCATAACGATGTTCTTTATCGTCAAATCCGTCCTCCAAATAAAAGATTTCGGTTTGTAAAGAATCAATTACTTTATGTAATGAATCTTCTTTACAAACATAATGGGGCTGTGGTGCAATTATATCATTTGGTTTGCGGATTGCAATAATTGTTAAGACTATGATTATAGCCGCACCAATAATAAGTCTAATGCTTGTGTCCTTATTTTCCATTTGTGTAATAAATGTTTTTTTGAATTTGTATACCTGCAAAAAATATTAACCAACGAAATGATATTCCAATCGCTGGTGATGTGATTCCTGTTTCAAAAAAAACATCTTCTCTGTAAAAAAAAACAATTGTTGGTAATAAAAACCAGTGAAATTTCTTTTTATATACAAAGAAGTCTGTTAAATATTTTGGTTCTTTATTCGTCATAATTTCCTGTTGTTCTTCTTAAAAGTTTATCAACGTCGTCTTCACGCTCTTTTAGTTCTATCATGCGGATATAATAACTATTGGCGTCAGCATCCGGTTGTTCGGCTTTAACATTCTTGTCAAACCATTTATTAAACCATTTTCCTTTGTAAACAAGTACTTGGCATCTTTCGCGAAACTCTTCTGCGTCAGATTCATCTAGTAATTCTTCTTCCACTAGTTTGTTTAGGACAATATCCTTTACTTTATTGTAATTTACTATTTCTGCTGTTAAATCCATATTCAGAAGTTTTATTCAATAATAAGTAAAAAAAACCAAAAAAACAAACAAAGTATTTATTATTATGCAACTAAGTGTAAATGGTCAAAAATTCCCTGTTGAACTGATGTCTTCCCCTGAAGACATTCAAAGAGGTATGCAAGGTAGAGATAGTTTAGATGGTTGTATGGGATTTAAATTAAAGAGAGGTAATCATACTTTCTGGATGAAAGATTGTTTAATTCCACTGGATATTGTTTTTGTTCTAAATGGACGAATAAATAAAATCCATAGAGATTGCCAACCCTGCTCTGGGGATAACTGTAAGCGTTATCATGGGGCTGCTGACCACGTTTTTGAGTTTCCTTCTGGGACTTGTGAAAGTTTTAAAGAAGGTGACCAAGCGAATCTTTACCTGGGTACGAAATATAATCCAGTTTAGACTTTGTTTTTATGAAAAAAAAATTTATATTATTCAAAATTAGCAGTAATAAACTATTTATTTAAAAAGATATTCACATGGGATGCGGTTGCAAAAAAAAGAACACTGAAACGACTCAAACAACAACTTCACAAACAACTCAGACGGAACAAGCTAATCAACAATTGCAAGAGCAGGCGCAAGAGCAAATTGTACAAGTGGCAATTCAGCTTCGAGAGATGATTGAGAAAAAGGAATTATAATAAAATATCGGACATAATTTTTTAAAAGTCCGATATTTTTATTGGTTATCAGTATATATATAAATAAATAAATATTTAAAATGAAAACAAACACAAAACTTACAAGTGTAACGGTATTGGAAGACGTTTACAAAAAATTCAAAATTACCACAATTGATGGTTCCATGAATTTTCAAAAGCTGGTTAATAGAACTATGGACCTTTATAACAAAAATGAAGAGTTTAGAGAAAAGATTAATAATCATAGCGGATTGGCGCATACTGGATCAAAGTTTTAATTAATGAAAAAAAAGAAAATATTATTATTGTCAGATGATTTAAGGATGACAAGTGGAATTGCTACAATGTCAAAAGAAATTGTCTTAGGTACAGTTCACAAATATGATTGGGTACAATTAGGTGCAGCAATCAAACATCCAGAGATTGGTAAAATTGTTGATATCAATGACGATATTAGAAAAAGGACTGGAGTATTAGATGCAAACCTAAAGGTTATCCCTTACAACGGTTATGGTGATATTGGCATTTTAAGAAAACTGATTGCCGACGAAGAGCCAGATGCGATTCTTCATTTCACAGACCCACATTATTGGCAGTGGCTTTATGAAAATGAACATGAAATTAGACAACAGGTACCAATATTATTTTATCATATATGGGATGATTTACCAGATCCAAAATACAATAGAAATTATTATGAAAGTTGTGATTGGTTAGGCTGTATATCTAAACAAACATATGGTATTGTTCACAGGGTTGGTAAAATGGAGAATGGTTCTACATGGAAGCCACTAGAGGATTGGCAGATAAAATATGTTCCTCACGGGATTAATCCAGAAACTTTCAAACCTTTGGATAAAGTGTCTGATGATGTAAAGAAAATTGTTTATGGTGAAAAAGAATATGATTTTATTTTATTCTATAATAATAGGAACATAAGAAGAAAACAACCATCAGATGTAATTTATTCTTTCAAACTTTTCTGTGATAGTTTACCAAAAGAAAAAGCAGATAGGTGTTTGTTATTAATGCATACTGCCGCTGTTGATGAGAATGGTACTGACCTACCGGCGGTAATTGAAGCAGTTTGCCCATACGATGTTAAGTTTACCGGGCTTAAACTCGAGCAAGATAAATTAAATGAAATTTATAATCTTGTTGATTGTACAATCAATATTGCAAATAACGAAGGGTTTGGGTTAACGACTGCCGAATCATTGATGGCTGGTACGCCGATCATTGCGAATGTTACTGGTGGTTTACAAGATCAAATGGGGTTTGGTTATGATGAAAATAGTTATATTTCTTTTGGGACATTACACAACAGAAGAATTCATGGGGCAACTAAACATGGTGAATGGGTTATCCCTATTTGGCCAGCAGCGATTAATTTAAATGGATCTGTCCCAACACCATACATCTTTGATGATCGTGTAAATGATGAAGAAGTGGCAACAGCTATTGGTAAAATGTATTCATTTACCAAGAAGAAAAGAAAACAAATTGGTTTGAAGGGTAGGGAATTCATGTTGAGTAACCTATCTAATAAAATAATGTGTGATAAAATGATTGAGGGTATCGAAGAAGTGTTTAATAATTGGACCCCAAGAAAAAGATTTGATTTATATAAAATTGTATGAGTAAACCGTTTTTATTATTTAGAGGACCAGTAAAAACTAGAAGTGGATATGGTTCCCACTCAAGAGATTTATTAGAAGCATTGTATCAAATGGATTTGTTTGATATAAAAATAGATAGCTGTGGTTGGGGGTCAACACCATTAACAGCATTAGAAAATGATAATCTATTTCATAAGTGGATTGAATCAAATATAGTAACATCACTAGCTGGAACGCCAGATGTTTATGTTCAGGTAACAGTCCCAAATGAATTTCAAAGAGTTGGTAAATTTAACATAGGAATAACAGCTGGTATTGAAACAACTGTTGCTCCTAAAGAATGGATTGATGGTTGTAATAAAATGGATTTAATAATCACAACATCTGAATTTTCTGCAAATGTTTTATTATCAACAGTTTACAATGAGAATGAAAAAAATACTGGTAAACTAATTACACAACACAGAATTGTTAAACCTGTTTCAGTTCTATTCGAAGGTGTTGATGATAAAATTTTTAATAATCAATACAATGGAATAGATTTAGATATTAAAGAAGACTTTGCGTTTTTATTTGTTGGGCATTGGTTAAAAGGAAATATCGGGCAGGACAGAAAAGATGTTGGTATGTTAATCAGATCTTTTTGTCAAGCGTTTTCTAACTACGAAAACAAACCAGCTCTTGTTTTGAAAACATCTGCAGCAACTTTCTCAATTAAACAAAGAGAAGAATTAAGTAAAAAGATAAAAGATGTTGTTAACGATATAAAAACCCCACCAACGGTTTATTTGTTATTTGGTGAGTTATCAAATTCTGAGATGAATGAATTATATAATCATCCAAAAATAAAAGCAATGGTTTCTTTAACAAAGGGTGAAGGATTTGGAAGACCATTATTAGAATTCACGATGACTGGTAAGCCTGTGATTGCATCTAATTGGTCTGGACATAAAGATTTCTTACCAATGGATAAAGCAATTATGATTGGTGTCAAGAAATCATTAAACCATATGTTGTTGAGCAACCGAAGCAAAAAGAAATTATTTTACCTAAACTAAATAAAATTAAATAAAATGGCTAAGTCTAAAAAAAATAAATCTACAACTCTAGACCCAATACTAAGATTATCGCCTCCATCAAGCAGTAGTTTATTTATTACCCCCAATAATGGTACATTCAAACACTGCGAATGGTGTTTTCAGTTTGATGATAATGAACCACATGTATTTGCATCAACGAGAGAATATTACAGTGGTAATGATGCTAAGATTAGTTTCACACTTACAAATCAAACAAACACAAATATCGTCTTTAAAGACACTAAAACAGGTAAAGAATTTAAAATATTCACAAGAGAAAAAAATGAAAATTAGTTTTGCAATCACAGTATGTAATGAATATGAGGAAATAATGCGATTGGTCCCATTCTTAATTAAGAACAAAAGAATTAATGATGAGATTGTCATTTTATATGATAGTAAAAATGGAGATGAAAGAGTCCTCAACTTTCTATTAGAATTTAATAAACTGCCTAATGTTCAAACATGGAGATCATTTGATTTCGATAATAATTTTGCAGACTGGAAGAATAAATTAAATGATTATTGTGGTGGTGATTATATTTTCCAACTAGATGCTGATGAAATGCTTAGTGAATCGTTGGTAAAAAACATTGATGAGGTGATTAAATTAAATGATGAGATCGATTTATTTTATTTTCCAAGAATTAATACTGTTAACGGGATAACAGAAGAACATATAAAGCAATGGAGATGGAAGGTAGATAATAAAAATAGAATCAACTTTCCCGACTATCAAGGTAGACTCTATAAAAAGGGGTTAATGTGGGAAGGTAAAGTTCATGAAAGAATTGTTGGTGGTAAGTTTTATTCAATACTACCGGAAGATGATGATGATTTTTGTATCCTTCATTATAAAGACATTAAAAAACAAGAAAAACAAAACACATACTACAGTACTCTATGAAAATATTAGTAACAGGTGGTGCGGGGTTTGTTGGTAGCAATCTAATTGAAAAATTAATCAGGGAAGGTCATGATGTTCATTCATTGGATAACTACGATAGTGGTAGCCAGAATAATCATGTTGGTGGTTGTAATTACATATCGGGTGACATAGAGTCAATACATTTAATGGATAAAGACTTTGGTTTGGTATATCATTTGGCCGCATTATCTAGAATACAACCATCCTTTAAAAATCCATCGGAAACATACAGAGTCAACACGTCGGGTTGTATTGCTGTCGCTGAATGGGCAAAGAAAAATAATATTAAAGTTATTTATTCGGGTTCATCTTCAAGGTGGCACAACCCATATCAATCACCATATGCTTGCTTTAAACATATGGGCGAAGAAATTTTTAAATTATATAAAAAAGCTTATGGGCTTAAAGCAGAAATATGCCGCTTTTATAATGTTTATGGGCCAAAGGAAATTCTTGATGGTGATTGGGCTGCAGTAATTGGTATATGGAGAAGACAGGTGATGGATGGTGAACCAATCACGATTGTTGGCGATGGAGAGCAGCGTAGAGATTTTACTCACGTAGATGACATTGTGGATGGATTATATAAAGTGGGTGTTTCCAATTTAAGTCATGAAGACGCTTGGGAATTTGGTACTGGGGTCAACTATTCAATAAACGAAGTATACAAAATGTTTCAGAATAGGTTCCCAAACATAAGTTGTGTTTATGTGCCAGATCAACCCGGAAATTATAGAGTAACTAAAAGAGAGAATGACGACTCGCTTAAAATACTTAATTGGTCCCCTAAGGATAAATTAAATCATTATATTTTAAGCTTATAATGTTGTTTTTCCAATAAAAAACAATTATATTATTAAAAAAAACGAACATGAAACGAGAAATACCCTTATTTAAGGTTTTTATGGCAGATACTGCCGCCGAAAAAGTTGCAAAAGTCCTTAATAGCGGATTTATTGGTCAGGGCCCGGTTGTAGATGAATTTGAATCTGTTTTAAGAAATTATTTTCAACATGATTATATTTCAACAATGAATGCAGCAACTTCTGCTGAACATTTAGCATTACACTTAATTAAAAAACCATTCACGTTCACCAAGGCTGATGGCTATGGTATTAGAGAAAATATATGGAATGGTATGGAAGATGGTGATGAGGTATTGACAACGCCACTAACATGTACAGCAACTAATTGGCCTATTTTAGCTAATAATTTCAAAATTAAATGGGTAGATATCGATCCAAATACATTGAATATGGATTTAGATGATTTAGAAAGAAAGATAACCCGTAAAACAAAAGCTATCATGGTAGTTCATTGGGGTGGTTATCCTGTTGATCTTGAAAGGTTAAGATTAATTCAAGAAAAATCAATGAGATTATATGGGTTTAAGCCAGCAGTTATTGAGGATTGTGCTCACGCAATGGGAAGTAAGTATAAGGGTAAGTTAATTGGGACACACGGTAACATTTGTACATTCTCATTGCAAGCGATTAAACACATTACGTCTGTTGATGGTGGTTTATTATTTGTGCCGCATCAAGAGTTGAATAGAAGAGCTCGTTTATTAAGGTGGTATGGTATTGATAGGGATTCACCAAGAAAAGATTTCCGTTGTGAAGCCGATATCGAAGAGTGGGGTTTTAAATTTCATATGAATGATGTTAATGCTGCAATCGGTATGGAGAATTTTAAACACGTTGATGAAATTATTGCTAAGCACAGGGATAATGCTAAGTTTTATGATAAAGAATTAAAAAATGTTGCAGGTATAACTTTGTTAGAAAGAAATCCTGATATGGACAGTTCTTTCTGGATATATTCTATGAAAGTTGAAAGAAAAAATGATTTCATGAAACATATGAAAGATTGTGGTATCGCAGTTTCACAAGTACATGAAAGAAACGATATTCATACTTGTGTAAAAGAGCATCGTTCTCTGTTACCAAATTTAGATAGAACGATTGGTAAGGTAATTTCAATCCCAATCGGATGGTGGGTTAATAATGATGATAGACAATATATTGTAGACTGCATTAAACAAGGATGGTAATTGAAAAAATATATGATGAAAAAATTAAAAACTCTCCAATTACAGAGTTTGCATTGGGATATGATGAAGTTAAACATCATGACTGGTATAATAATTTAGATTACTTAGTTAAACTGTCTAATGATTTTTTTTCAAACAATAGTCTGATTATGGACTATTCATGTGGGACAGGTATTTTTTGTGAAAGATTAAAACAAAGTGGCTTGAATCCATCTCTTTTAATGGTAGATGCATCTTTAAAATATCTAAGGTTGGCTTATGAAAAATTTAAAGAAGAACAATCATATTCGTTCAGACTATTGGATTTGAAAAAGAAAATAAATGATTCTATTGTTGATGATTTGAATCAAAAACTAGATGGAATTATTTGTGCAAATGCAATTCATTTATACCCAACAATAGATGAGACGATCATTGGTTGGAACAATCTTTTAAAAAAAGGTGGTAAGTTGTTAATCAATTCTGGTAATATTGATAATCCTAGAATGAAAACACCAACATCTGTTTTAATAGATCAAACCGTAAATGATATTTTTAAACTATCTTTTGATATTGTTAAGAATAATAAATCCTACCATCAATATTTGAGTAAACTTTCTGATGTCGCGTACTTAGAAAAATATGCTAAGCTTAAAGACAAATATTTTTTACCAATACGGAATATTGATTACTACATAGATAGCCTATATAGAAATGGGTTTGTTGTAAATGAAATAAAAACAATAGATGTTAAGTCTAATATTAAGGAATGGTTTGATTTTTTAAAAGTTTACGATGAAGGTATTCTTGGTTGGATAGGCGGTGTTCATAAAGTAAGTGGTGATCTTTCGAATCTAACAGATATTCAAAATAGGTTAGATATTATGGAAGAGGCAATCAATATAATTTTTAATAATAACAACAGCTTTACAGCAAGCTGGAATTATATAATATGTGAAAAAATATGATAGGTTGGAATGAAGAAATAAAAAAAGAGTTGGGTTACTGTGGGAATAATGTTGTGATTGGTCATAATGTAATTTTTACAAATCCAAAAAAAGTTATTTTAGGGGACAATGTGAGAATAGATCCATTTTGTTTAATTACAACAGAATTAGAAGTTGGTAGTTATGCTCAGATTTGTTCACATGCAGTTTTAGGTGGTGGTGCCCAACACAAGATAACTTTAGGTAAATGGAATTTTATTGGTTATGGTTCTAAATTATTTTGTGCGTCTGAAGATTATAGTGGAGAATTTGGCCCTGTAAATGAATATTGGGGTAATAATAAAATATTCAGGGGTGATATAACATTTAAAGATTACTCTGGTATCGCGTCAGATGTGATGGTTTTACCAGGTGTTACATTTCCGGAAGGTTGTACCGTTGGCGCCAAAAGTTTTGTATATTCTAAAAATGAATTAAAAGAGTGGTCTGTTTATTTGGGTAGTCCATTACAATTTCATAAGCCGAGAAACAAAGAAAATGTTATAAAATTATCTGAAGATCCAAATTTTATAAAACAAAGATGAGGTACCATTTAAAATATTTATGAATATGAGAAATTTTAAAGAAAATCATGAAGAAATGAATTGGCCATGGGTCGAATCACCATTTTTTAATGAGTTGATAAAGCATCAGAATTTAACTGATGAAGAAAAAGAACTTGCCATAAAATTTAATAATGATGGTTATGTTGTTTTAGATTTAGGGTTGTCTGATGAACAAATTAATAATTTCAGAAAAGAAATTGATTTTTTAAATTCAAAAGATGATACCAAAACACAAGAGGGTGGGTATCATTATTCAAAAGGTAAGAGAATATTTGAGGGGTGGAGAGAAAGTGAGATGTTACAATCTTTGTCATTAAATCCACACGTTATTAATACACTTAAAATGTTGTATAAGAGAGAGCCATATCCATTTCAAACAATAACATTTAATTATGGTTCTAATCAACCTTTACATAGTGACCTTATACATTTTGATTCTCTACCACATAGATGGTTAACAGCTGTATGGGTGGCTTTAGAAGATATGACAGATCAAAATGGTTCATTATTATATGTTCCGAAATCCCATAAGTTGCCAATCTTTGATTTTTATGATATGAAAGTTAAAGTACCAGAGTATGGTAAACAATTTGATAGTTATGCTGAATATGAAGAGTTTGTTAGACAACTTGTCGAAGTGAATGAGTTAGAGGTGAAGCCATTAGTTTGCAAAAAAGGTCAAGCATTTGTTTGGTCTGCCAATTTAATTCATGGCGGAGATGTTATTAGAGACCCAAATAGCACTAGATATTCACAAGTGACACACTACTACTATGATGATTGTGATGTGTATTATTCACCAATGTTCTCTGAAGCGTGGAAGGGGGAATTTAAAGAGAAGGATTTAACAACAAAAAACATTAGAGAATACAAACATAAATAATAATGTCATTAAAGATTATTGGTATAGGATCGTATGTTCCAGAGCACATTTTAACTAATCACGAAATATCTAAATCAGTATCAACATCAGATGAATGGGTTAAAAATACTCTAGGCATTACTGAGAGAAGGATATCTAAAGACAACGAGTTCAGTTCAGATTTAGCAGTTAACTCTTCTTTATCCGCAATAAAAGACGCTGGGTTATCTGTGGAAGATATTGATTTCATAATAATGGCAACATCTTCACCAGATAGAATCTCTCCATCAACAGCATGTTTATTACAAGAAAAAATAGGCGCTTTTAATGCAGCGTGTGTTGATGTTAATGCGGTTTGTCCTGGGTTTCTTTATGGTTTACAAATTGCGAAAGGTTTGTTATCTTTAAATCAATATAAGAATATTTTATTAGTTGCTTCTGAAACTTACTCTAAGATAACTGATTGGGATAGAAGAGATTGTGTGTTTTTTGGAGATGGGTCCGGCGCCGTTGTACTCCAAAAAGACGAATCAAATTATTGCGAAATAGACTTATATGCTGATGGTAGGGGTAAAGAAGCGTTTACCGTTCATCACGGTCAAAAATTTTCTATGATTGGTAAAGAAATATATAATGGGGGGATAACAAAGTTGCCAGATTCAATACTTAAATTATTGAAAAGAACTGGTATTGATAAAAACCGAATCGATCACGTTGTTCCACACCAACCAAGTATCAAGATTTTGGAAAAGACTGCAGAAATTTTGGGCATTGACTTTAATAAATTTGCGCTTTCCATGGAACGATATGCAAACACAGCGGGCGCCTCAATACCAGTAACATTAGATTTGTTATATAAAAGTGGTAAATTAAAAAATAATCAATTAGTTTTGTTAACAACAATTGGCTCTGGTTGGGTTTGGGGAAGTGGTTTAATTAAATGGTCAAAATAATGAAAAGAATATTATTATTTGGTGGTACTGGTGGTTTAGGATCGCAACTAGTTAATTTGCTCTCAACAGAATATGAGTGTGTTTCTATTGGATCTAAAATTTGTGATGTAACTAATGATAATTCTGTTAAAGAATTTATTAATAAAACAGATTTTGATATTATCATTTATTTGTCAGTAAAGAACATCGACGGTTTAATTCATAAACAAACATTGGACAACGTAACAAAACAATTAGATGTTAATTTAAATGGTTTTATAAACGTTATAAGACATTCAACAGAGAAGATGCGGGCAAATAAATTTGGTAGGATTATCTATATCTCGTCTGTGCTTTCAAAAAATCCTATTAGGGGTACTGGTATATATTCAGCATCAAAAGCATTTTGTGATAATTTAATAAAAACATATTCTCTAGAGAATTCTAAATATGGTATAACAGCCAACTCAATTCAATTGGGTTATTTTGATGGTGGATTAACCGAAAGGGTTCCTGAAGATGTTTTATCAAATGTCTTAAAAAGCATTCCATTAAAAAGGTTAGGTTATGTATCAGAGATGTCTAACTTAATAAAAACAATAATAGAAACTGAATATATAAACGGTACAAATATTTCAATCACAGGCGGTTATGAAAATGAATAAATTTTTAATTATTTTGGCTTACTATGAAAGACCAAAAATAGTATTGAATTCTTTAAATTCGATATTAGATATAACATATCCAGAATTTGAAGTTCACTTCATTGATGATGGATCGGTTAATCGTGGCGAACCAATTGTCAGAGAAGTGTGTTCATCTATAATAGATAAATTTAAATTTGATTACATAGATAATACAATCGAACAAAAAAAAGAACAAGGTGGCAGTATACATGGTAGATATTTAAACAAAGCAATAAACGAAAGTAATGCTGATCATGTGATAATACTATGTGATGACGATGCAATATTTCCACACTTCTTAACAAAACTTAATATATTTTTAAATAAAGAAGAGAATATAAATAAAAACTATTTTTATCATAATATGGTTTTATATGATTCTCTAAGAGAAGATTATCAATCCGGTGTTAATAGGATGGATTTTAGTTATTTTACTAATGTTCATAAAACCCCAATTAATTGTGCTGGTAGAGTAGATTCATCTCAAGTTACATACTCAAGAAAAGCATTTGTTGATCATGGATTGTTTTATCCAGCACCACAAACATCTGGACTTGATATGGCGATATATAATAAAATGTTTTCCGTTTGGGGACCATGTGAATACAGTGGTTTAGTTTCACAAGTGAAATCAAACAATAGTGATAATCTTGTTTGGAAAGATAATACAGACAGGATGTTTATAACAAATGATATGAAACGATGAATATAACTTTTGTTCTAGCGGTATACAATAAATTGGATTTAACACAAAGTTGTTATCAGAGAGTTCGTGAGATATATCCAGATGCTCCATTGGTAATTAGTAGCGGCGGATCTTCTGATGGTACAAAAGAATGGTTAGAGTCACTGAGTGATGAATATCTATCTTATATTCATGATGATGACAAATTAACATTTTCTGAAAACTATAATACTGGTATTAAACTGGTTGACACAGATAACTTAGTATTGATTCATAATGACATGGTTATTGGTGAAAGATTTTTAGAAAATTTGTCAACGCTACTTGATCAGAATCCAAATACACTATTATCATACACAACGATTGAGCCACCGATATTCAAGGGACATAGAAGACCTGGTAAAATATTGATTGATCTGGGATCTGGGTTTGATAATTTTAATAAATATCAATTTGACTCTATCGTCAATCAAATGAAAGATAATTGTTCATTATACGATGGTGCAACATTCTTTATGTCCGGATCTAAAAAAATGTTTGATGATGTTGGTGGGTTTGATGGGTTTAGTTTTGTTCCAGCATTTTGCGAAGACGATGATTTTTTGATTAGAGCTAAGTTAAAAGGTTATCAATTAAAAACAACTGAGTGTGCAGTGGTTTATCATTTTGTGTCTCAAACATCTAGATTTGGTGATGACTTTAAAAAAGATAGAATGACAATTGAAATTTCTTCCAATAGAAATTTTGTTAGAAAGTGGGGAATACCGATCATGGCATTTAATGAATTACGTTATTGGGAAGATGAGGTATTCAAATATAAAACATTTTCAATGGGGTTAACAACAAATAACAGAAGTCGCATTTATGAAGTTGAACCATACTTTGATAAAATTAATATTGGTGAGATTCCAGAAGACTACATTCTAAATGAGCAACCAAGAACAAGATATGATTTAAGATCTAAGTTTTTATTGACAGATGTTGTGGATGTTATGATTTATGAAAAACAACCATTCAATGATGAAGACATTTATCTTTTTATTCAATTTCCTTTTCATTGTTTAAAAGTTTAGAATATTCCTCATCAAATTTTAAGTAGCTCTCATTAAATGTTCTGCTAGTTACATTTCCTTCATCATCTACCACCTCATTAAACATTTTAACTATGATACCACCTTTACCATCATCTTCACCATATTTCTTAATTAACTCATCTCTGAGACCATCAATAGTTTTTCTTTCTTTTGAAAGAGTTTCAGACAATTCAGTTAGTTCATATTTTAATAAAATAGAAAGATTTTGTTTGATAAAACCTTGGTAAACAACCTTACCTGTTTCTTGGTTAGTAAACCCGTTTATTTCACTTTCGAGCTGTAAAACTTCTCCCAATTTTAATGTTATTTTTTCCATATTTTTAAATTTCTTATTACTAATAATAAGTACTTTATTTTAAAAAATCAAGCTTATAAAACTGTTAAAATAGCATAAGTTAGCATAAATGATATCCATATAATCAGGGCCTTTAGGTATGTTAAAAATCCGGTATGGAAATACTTTTGACCTATTGGTAAACACTTATGTGACGGTGATATTAGATATGCAGAATACTCTAATGTAAAGAATAAAACAAAGTACTGCATACCAAACACACTTGTTAATAAACTAACGATTCCAGCATATTTTGCTGATGATCCAAGCAGGAATGACGCTACAAACCCTAATACAGAAACGATCAGGATATTGGATGGTGTACTGTATTCTTTAATTAATGTTTCTATTTGTGAATAGTATGAACCAACCAAGTTACCGAGAATGATAACTAACGCAACGATCCAGATCAATTCCCAGTTAACATAACTCATCAACTTACCCCAACTCTTAGAATGATACACTAACCATAATGTGAACCCAGTAAAGAATCCAAAATAATAATCAGTAAAGAATACACACATCATAATGGTAGCCAAGAATGGTATAACCACAAGATATATGTTATTCCAGTTAATTGGATTGTCTTTAACTTCAATATCAATCTCATCATCATCTAATGATAGAATATAATAACTGATGTATAATCCTGAGATTAATAACAACGGCCAGATATATGACATAAACTGCACATAAGTTAAACCTAGTACAGCCATAGGTATGATCACCGTCTTCTCCAATGGAGACCATAGATAATAATGATGTGTAGCGAGGTAATCGATGATACCAAACTTCTTACGTTTCTTATTATCAACTGGTGCAATACTATTCAACATAGATGCTGATAATGCTACGCGACCAGGTATAGGTAGAATACCACCGAATAGTGATACTAAGAATACTACCATCTTTTTAGATTTAACTTTTTGTTCCAGTAATCTAAAGATGTCCATAAGGTATCCTCTTTCTTTGAGGATACCTGTTACGAACATAATGAATATTAAATAGACAAGGAACTCTTGTCCTTTGATTAAAATCTCCATGCAAATATAATTGTGGTTCTTGATTGTTTTGCGTCTTGATTAAGACCTAACATGTGTTCAACATTCAAATACGCCTTGTTATTAAATCGATATTGTAGTAGTGGCCCAAGATACCATTCTTGTGAACCACCATCAAAATCATTATATCTAAACATGTGTGAAACACCTAGTGTTAAATCGTTATTAATGATGTTTGCATAAGATGCTGTATATGCATACTCATCTTCACGAAGTTCTTTTTTATCTGCTAGATTACCTTCGTAGATCGCATTGAAACCCCATATACCACTCTTACCAATTCTGTCACCAAGTAATAATTTTGGCTCAATGCCCCAGCGACCATCTAACATTTTGGTTTCCCAATACAATGTAGGATTACCCCACAATTTACCCCAGTCAGCTAACGCATAACGGAACTCCCAAGAGAATCCTCTCCATCTAAATGTTTTATCACCATCCTTACCATCATAAACTGTGTGTGAATAAAGATCTAATTGTAATCGTTTACCTAAACCAAATGTAAACTCATCTCTCATTCTGATTTGAGCTGGGCCATTTCTTCTTTGTCTAATATCAAACCACTTCTCATACATCGCTGTACCTGGAGGGTTCATTACATAAACTCTTGTGGATGCGAACATTCTCATCGTTGTCCAAAGTGGTTGACCATAAGGACCAACTTTGGTCATCAATGGTACTTTCTTTGCTGTAACAACGATCTCTTGTAATTGATTAGGGACACTGTCCGTTTGAACTTTTAAGGATTGTTCTGAACCTTTCTGAATTGCGCTACTACTATACTGTCCAAATGACATAGTGGTAGTCAACAATAACACTAACATTAGCGATAGTGTTTGACTTGTTTTTCTCATTTGTTTTTTGCTTAAGAAAAGTTTATTATTACTTTAATATAAACAAAAAAGATGAAAAAGACAACTTATTTGCCCACTAAAAATATCCCCAATCCATTCCAAAAATCTTCCGGATCTTCACCAGAAGTGAACAGTTGTCTAGAATGTAAAATGAATAAATTATTTTCCTCAATAAACTTTTCAAACGCACCACTATCCCAGTTCCAATCATCCATTATTATGATTGTTTCTTTTGATATGATTGGTAGAATGTTTTTTAAAGCAATGTATTGATCATGAAATTTAGTTTCACCATCATAAAAAATAATATCAGGATTTGGTAGTGTTTTAAAATCAAACAATTGATAGTCAGTTTTATAAACAGATATTTTATCAACGTCTCCAAATTTTTTTACGTTAGATAAGAATTCTTCTTGTGGTAACACATCGATATTATGTTTATAATAGTTCCCCATTTTTTGGCTAACCCCGCGTGGTGTTAGATTAGGTGACATAAAATTATCAATCGCTATTGAATAGATATCATTACCATAGATCGCAGAACAAAATGTTGCACCACGAAAAACACCTATCTCTAGATAGGTTGCGCCATCGATGTCGCAAATGTTATTTAGAAAAGATCTAACTTTATTACTAGTGATTCCATGAATATCTAAAATATCTTGTGTTAATTTAGACACTTCTAGTTTACCCCATTCAATTGAATCGTCAATATGTTTAATTAAGTCCATATGTTTTTTTCTTATGATCGGCAACAATATCACAGTAATTACAGTCCCAGCATTGAAACTTACATTTCTTTATTTTATTTCTCCAACCTTTTAATTCTTCATGAGGAATACCATCCAAATACAATTCAGATGATTTGGCTAACACTTCATTACTAGCAACATATGAGTCAACAATTTCCATAGTTTCATCTAATCGATTAAAACTATCTCTGCCATGCATCTTGAATACATCGATGTATTGTAGAAACTCATCAAACTCTTCTTTAAATGGTGGTATGGTTGCAGCTTTAAAAAAGAACGCATTAATTTCTTTTTCCCATTTATATTCACATGTAACTTTGGATATCTCATGATGAAAATATGGTAACTCATTATTTGTTCTTAGATTATTGTATGAATAATGTTCATCCATAACTGGGCATCTACCTAAGCAACCTTCATTAACAAGTAAAGATAGTTTCACATACCTACCCTTCTCTTCATAGTATTTTAATTGTGCACGCTTAATATTTTTAAGTTCTTCAACATCACGCATTAAAATTCTATCGAGATTTATGTAATCAAATCCTTGATCGGCGTTGTACCAAAAGTCTTGTCCAGTGGCAACCTTTCTTAGAATTGTGTTTTTAATTTCCATCTCAGGAAAATGTTTCTTTAATCCCATCGCAACCCAATGACCATGTGGTATCGTCATGCATCTCAAACCTTTCTCATATAAAGGTTTTAAATTGTCAACAAATAACTTATAGTTATCAAACTTAGGAGAAACATTTACGTTATTAAATGTTGCACTTACAGTTATGCCTAAAGCCTTTTGAACAATCATTGCATTATCGAATACCGCATCTCTGAACTCATCAGAGAATGTTGACCCCATCGCATCTTGTGTAAAAGGCGGTATTCTACATGTGAAGTACACATCATATATCCATTCTTTATTTCTTTCTAAGAATGGATAAAATTTATTTATAAATGCTTCTTCGGAAAGCATTGGATTAAATGGTATTGAAAATATTTTTTTCATCATTTGCTACCTTCTAAGCAACCACCACATATTCCATTACACTCTGTCTTATAGAAAACACAATCTAGGCAACCTTGTGGTATTGTATAATTTTTATGATTTATACTGTACAATTCATCGAATTTGTCCCTTAGGTCTAATATACCATTTTTCCCTGAGATTTCCAAAACATTATCAATCTTTACTTTGTCTTGTAGTGGGTAGCAATGAATTGAACTTCCGTCAGGGAAAATGTCTAGTGGCATAAAACCACATATAGTTTCATATTCTGGTATTTTAAATGTGGCAAAGTTCAAAGAATTCTCTAGCACAGCTTTCTTTGTTTTACCCTCCCATAAACATGGTGGGACCTGGCAATCTGAGGTGATCCTAATACCATTATATAAGCCGAATTTAAGGATCTTACTAATTTCGGAACCCATTTCCTTATTATTAATTAGATACGTACCAGTAAGATCTAAACCAACTCTAATCGCATTTACGTTACCATCTAATTCATGATACAACCATTTGACATATTCATAAAAATTTTTGTCTTTCCAATCCTTTGACATGGTTATTGCCAAATAAAGTCTTGGGTTGGTATCAAACCCCCATGTGTTGGCGTAAGCCTTATAAATTTCCAGGTAGTTCTTTTTGAAAATAACCATCCTATTCTTTTCATTCAATTCCGCAGCATTGGGGAAACACCATCTAATGTTTTTTATATTATTGATAATATATTCCCTAGTTGTTTTACCAAATAAAAAATTACTGACAAGATTTACCTTTATGTTTTTACTAAAGATATAATCTAAAATGTCGGTAAAGTTTGGATGTTGTGTGGGTTCACCACCAAGTATTGTTATTTCTTCTTGGGGTTTATATAAACCGTAATGGTTGATAATCTTATCAACCATTTCTATTGTCATGTTACCTAATGTGTGTTTTAATCTTGCGTCTTCTTTTGTAAAACAGAATGAACATCCTTTGGCACACGTTCCGTTAATTGCTAGATTCATTAAAAATCCATTTTCAATGTGAGTGGTGTTGTTTCTACGTTTTCGTCTTCTTTTTGTTGCTTACTCATTGCCACACCAAATTTCTCGTGTTTTAGTCTGTGGCAATCAGCAATTGTTTGGCAAGCTTTAATTCTTTCTTCTAACAATTGTTGTTCTAATAATAAGTTTGCTAGTTTTGTATTGTATATTGTTACATTATTAATAATTTTCTGAACAAATGTTGCCTTATCAATATTTCTTCCTGCAGACAAAATATCGATAATTGGAGTTTGGTAATCATTATCTGCCATCCAACCAAATGCTTCTCTCTTTTGTTCTTCCCAAGTATCTTTTTCTAAGATAGATGCGTCAACCATTAACTCTTTATATCTTTCAGAAAATCTGTCAGCAACAACTTTTTTCATAACGGCTTTGTTAAACGCAACTCCGGCCGCTTTATCTTCATCAGTTAAAAAGTGTTTTACTTTTTGTTCGTCAGTTTCTCCAGATTCAGCTAGCTGAGGAATCTCATCCATAATGTGTGAGTTTGTTCTCACACTAATATAATCTTTATAGATGTCAGCAAAAACAAATCCCTTGGCAACTTCTGCAGGAATGACGCTCGCTCCTAAACGATTGAGTTCCACCCTCATGTCATTATATTCATCCGCAATTCTACCATAGTTGTAGTTTAAATACATACCTATGATTTGAACGTACCCAGGGACATTACCTTGTAATTTAAAAATAATATGTGTCATTATAATAATTTTTCAGTTTCTATTTTATTTGATTCATCTAATTTTAATTGATTCTTTAATGATTCTTCAATTGTAAAATGATTTGTTGTTGCTTGTGTCATCAATTGATTAATATTTCTATCAATCGATATTGTATATGCTGATGCTAAAGATAGAACTTGTTTTTGTTGTTCTGGTTCCATCATTAAAATTGAATCTAGATTACCCGTTCCGATTCTACCATAAGAAATCATATCAAGCATTGCTTGTTTAGCCATACGTACAGTCCAATATTCATGTTCATACTTCTCTTCCAATTCAGGATTCCCAAATACATCAATCAATTTTGTTCCATCTGGTAAAATAGCATCTTCTGATTCTAAAAATTCTTTAATCAAATCGATGAAACCTTGTCTTTCTCTGTACGCGTCTTTAAGATTTCTTTTAAACTTTCTTAAGTCGATGTGTTTATCGGCAACAGTTAAGTTGATCATCTCTTTTCTTTTAGGATCAGTAATAAATTCCTTACTTTCTTCATCCATCTGAATTTCAAGTTCTGCCTTTCTTACTGTATATTCAAGATGCTGTACCGCATCTTCTCTACCTCTTAACTCTAGCAACCACTGTTTTAATTTTGCGTATGGAGTTATCTGAGCCCCACCAACAAAATTATATGCTTTGTACTTTGGTAGAGCAAATGACATGTTTTCTGAAATTTCCATCAATTTGTTATCGAATGGATTATTTAAATTCTCTGATCTTTCATATTTGTAACCTTCCATAAATAAAATTCTTTTTGTTCTAATATAAGTAAAATATTTTAAATTATCAACTATTGTCTCCAACCACAATGTCCTGAAGATGTACCAGCATTTACCGCCGGATTTAAACCGGTTACACTACTAGAACCACTATCAGTTGCATAATAAAATTTCCAGCTTACATTATTTTGACCACTACCATCATAACAACCTAACATGTATTGCCAATCTTGACCCATTGTAAAATTCTCTTCACCACAGTTTACGTGTGGTTTTGCTACGTTACCAATGTTTGTGTCGTTTGAATTACTCCATCTTCTTAAGTTGTAACCGCCGTTATATGATCCCTCGTTCCCACAATAACCTTTCCCATATTTTGAAGGGATACCTTTTTGTTGAGCGTGTGCACTCCAATGTGTGGAAGAACTTGGTGTTTCATTTGAAAAATTAAACTTAATCCCGGCGCTACTTGTCCAAGCATAACCAAAACTTTCATCATAAAACGCACCACCACCGTCGTTTCCGCTTATAGATGTTACAGCAAATCCACTAACATAACTTTCATTAGATAGATTAAATTTTTCTATAGTTGTTGAACCACCAGAAATTAGATAAGCTAACTCAGTTTCTTTTTGCATAGTTGCAACATCACTTCTAGCAATACCTGTATTAAATTTTGTTTGATGTGTATATTTTGTGTCTGTAAGCATATTAATAGCGGATGTTCTGGTACCATGAATATTATCTGGCCCCTTCCACGCATTATCATCATTAACAGACCATACAAAGAAAATAGACTTACTACAAGCACCAGATGTATACGATGCTGGAAAATCCAATAATTCTCCAATATGTGTTGTTTGATCGGTTAAGTTGGTAACTTTGTGAACGTTTTTCCATGGAGACGAATCTTTATAGCCTCCAGCTAAATAAGAATAATTTATAATCTGTCTGTATCTAAATGCTGTGGGTTGTGGTTCTTGCGCTGCAATCCTTTCCCAACCGTCATCAATATTTGATATTCCTGTATACAACATCAAATAGCTACTTCCACTGGTGGAAGTTTCTAGGTACAATGATCCCGATCTAGGATTACTAGGTCTGTTAGCTCTAGTACCTCTAGGAGGTCTATTAACTACTCTATCGGATCTTAAACTACCACTAACTTCTAAATTCTCGTATATCATTTTATATAATTATTTTATGATCTATACTGGTGGTCCTGACCCATTGTAAAGTTTTCCTCGCCACAGTTAGGGTGTGGTTTTGCGACATTACCAATGTTTGTATCATTTGCATTACTCCATCTTCTTAAATTATACCCACCAGAATAACTACCTTCATTCCCAGCATAACCTTTACCTACCTTAGAACTAATTCCTTTTTGTTGCGAGTGAGCACCCCACATGCCTGTAGATGTAAATGTTTCAGAAGCAAAACTAAATTTAATTCCTGCTGCTGATGTCCAACCATAACCAAAGTTTTCATCTGAAAATGCTGAACCACCATCGCCACCATCAATAGTTGTTAAATTGAATCCGGTCATTATTGTTTCATTACTTAAATCAAATTTTTCTACTGTTGAGCTACCACCTGTAAACATATAAGCAAATTCTGTTTCTTTATGCATTGTGCCTAAGTCACTTCGGTTTGAACTAATATTAAATTTAGCCTGGTGTGCATAGTTAGTATCATTTGCCATATTAATTGCTGAAGTTCTTGTGCTATGTACATCTGATGGGCCTTTAAATGTATTATCAGTATTAACAGACCATACAAAGAAAATATATCTACTACACGCACCTGATGTATACGAAGCGGGGAAATCTAGTAATTCACCAATATGTGAGGTTTGATCTGTTGAATTAATTGTTTTGTGTAATCCAGTATATAGCATCAAAAATCTACCACTGGCAGCCTCTTCAAGATATAGTGAACCGGTAACAGGGTTTGCCGGTCTATTTGCCCTAGAACCCCTAGGTGGTTTAGATACACCTTGAACTCTTAAACTACCACTAATTTCTATGTTATCGTGACGCATATTTTATAAATATATTTTTTAATTTCTCCAACCACAATGCCCAGAAGATGTTCCACCGTTAACACCTGGCGCTAAACCAGATGGGTTAACAGTTCCGGTATCAGTAGCATAGATAAATTTCCAACTTGTGTTATTTTGCAAACCGTCATAGTTTCCCAACATATACTGGTGGTCTTGACCCATAGTAAAATTTTCTTCTCCACAGTTTCCGTGTGGTTTTGCGACATTACCAATATTGGTTTCATTAAACACATTCCATCTTCTCAAGTTGTATCCACCATTATAATTCCCCTCATTACCCGCATATCCTTTTCCCCATTTGGAACTAATACCTTTTTGCTGACCGCTAGCCCCCCATTGTTGGTTATTTGTGAATGTATCTGTGGCAAAAAATAGTTTATTACCACTTTCAGATCCATAACCATATCCATAATTTTCATCAGAAAATCCAGAACAACCTAGTGAACTGGTGATAGACGTTTTTAATGTTAAGTATGGCTGCATATTAGGATAATATACACTATACATTGTCTCATTGGTTAAATTAAACTTTTCAACAGTTGCAACACCACCACCAAACACCCATGCAAATTCAGTTTCTTGGAATAAAGTACCTAAATCATCTCTTGCATTTGCTAAATCCCATTTAGATTGATGAGCATATGCTGTTTCATTAACCATGTGAACACCAGTGGTCCAGGTTGAGTGTATTTGTGTTGCTGATTTCCATAATCCATCTGTATTAGTTGACCAAATAAATAATATCGATTTGCTACAAGCCCCAGAAGTATATGATGCGGGATAGTCCATTAATTCACCTAAGTGAACCGTCTGGTCTGTTGCATTTGTTGTTCTATGTACGTTTTTCCATGGTGACGAATCCTTATAACCGCCAGCCAAATATGAAAAATTAATTATTTGTCTGTATAAAAATCCAATTCTATCAGTATTTTGTGAACCGACCGGCTCCCAACCATCATCTCTATTTGATGCTGCTGTGTATGTTACAACAAAACTTCCGCTACTTGATTCTTCTAAATAAAGTGAACCTATTTCTGGGCTTGATGGTCTATTAGCTCTAGGTCCTCTAGGTATGATATATTGTCCACTAACATCTAAAGATCCACTAACAATTACATTTTCTCTTAACATACTAAAATATACCGATTTTATCCGATAATTACAACCCTACCGGTTCTGTTAGTTGTAAATGTTATCGTAACCACATTTACACTTGTTGTTACGATTGTAGATGGCCAAAACATTTCATCATTATTATCATAAACCACCCAAGGATGTAAATGTAGAACCCCAGAATAATTACCTGCAGTGGATGTTGATGATGCGTTTGCGAAACTAAATCTAAATCCTCTTGTCCATGCATTTGGATAATATGCTGCAGCGCCCGCATCTCTATTTGTATCATTATATGTATAAACACCATCTCCAAGTGCTAAACCTGTAAATGTTGGTGAATTACCACTACCAACGTTTTGATTGATTGTATATGCCGTAATATTACTCGCAGTACCTGTGGTATTTTGATTAAATGTTGGAACTGATGCTGTAATTGTTGAAGCATCTCCAAGTGTTAGCGTTACCGTTGAACTTGTAAATCCTAAAGATGATGGTCTCTTATTATATGCAGTATTCCAATTTGATGCGGAACTAATGTATGAATCTCCTATTGCCGTACCATTCCATGTACCTGTACTAATAGTACCAGAAGATACTGTTAAACCATTAAGTGTACCTCCAGCGGTCAAATTACCATTATCTAAATCAAATATAAATCTATTTGAACCTCCACCAACAAATTGAATGTCGTTAGTATCACCACTCCATCTAATACCCCAAGCATTCGCCGCAGTTCCATGTGATGGGTAATAATCTTCAGATATTCCCCATAAATCGACATTTAAATCCCCTGTCGCCGCTGATATGAAACCACCACTCAATATTGGTCTATTAC